ACCCCGTACCCACCCGAAGCACACCCAGGCGCGGGCGAGGCCCGGATGCTCTGGGGTGACCCGGGCCTTCAGTTCCTGGCCGATGCGTGTGGCGAGTGCCGCGATGTGCTGCGCCAGCGTCATCATCACAGGCGCACCATGGCGGTAAGCAGCCGACGCTCGGCGGCCAAGCGTTTGATGCGGGTGCGATCGGTCAGGTACTCGATCTGGTAGTCCGTGGATGCAGGCACCAGGATGCGTTCCGTGGCCGGCGCATAGAACTGCACCTCGGCCATGGCCAGCGCACCCTCATAGTCCGGTCGGGCGGTGGCGGTAATGTTGATTTCCCAGCAAGAGAAGCTGGCGGCCTGAGCCAGGCTGAACTGCCGGCGCTGCGCATTGCTCCAGGTCACGCCGGACTGGGTGTCGACTACGGTCCAGTTCACCCCATCGTTCGAACCACGCAGTGTCCAGTCCCTGGGGGCGCTGTCACCGTAGGCGTTGCGCGCCGTAATGGCGTAACTCAGCAGGCTTTTTGTCGTCGGGAAACAGCAGCGCCACCATCCGCTGGTGACGTATGCAGCCGCCGTCCAGTGCATGGAAAGGTTGCCATCGACGGCACGCCAGGGGCCGGACGTCGAGGGATGTGTCGTCGACGCGGAAATGCTGCACAAGGGCGACGTATTTCCCGTCATCACCGGAATCAGGCTGGCCCCGGGTTCGAATACCTGTTCCGCGAGCGAGACCAGGCGCTGGTAATCAGGATCGCTGGGATGAACGATCTCCAGGGTTTCGCCCGGGCCCAGATCCAGGGTTTGCCGACTGCCAGGCAATACAGCGGGAACCGGCGGGGTGGCATTGCCCAGCCGCAGTTGGGTGATCCAGTCGCGAACCGTGCCCAGATGGGTGTCGAGTGTGCTCATGAGATGCCTCGATCAAGAATTGGGAGCCCGGCCTTGCCCGAAGGCAGGAAACCGGGCGGGCAGGTTTAGATCAGAGCGGCTTCGAAGGCAGCGACGAAGTCGAAGGCGGTGTCGCCCACGTCAGCGGCGGCGACCGCACCGATGTTGCTGCGGGCCTGGGCCTGTTCCGGCGCGGTCAGGGCCTGAGCAGCGTCATAGCGAACGCGCTTGTTAACGGCGTCCAGCAGCGCGGTGGCGGCGGTTTCACCGGTCTGGATGGCCTGCTGGATTTCCAGCAAGGTGTCGAACGCGGCATCGGCGCCACCCAGGATGTCAGCCTTCAATGCGTCGAGCAGGCCGACGATCTTGGAAGACGAGTAGGTGGTGCTGGTGGTGATCGCGCTGTCATCGATGCTGGTGGACGCATTGACCGCGTTCTTCAGTTCGTTGATGGCCGACACCAGGCTGGTCTTGTCGGTGGTGGACAGGGAGGCCAGCGAGCCGATCTTGGTGGAGACCGCGTTGAATTCCTGGGCTGCGCGCAGGACAAAGCTCTGGATCTGGGTTTGCAAACTCATGGTGCATTTCCTTATTGAAGATTGAAGGTTTTGGGCCTTGGTTGATAACCTCGGCCCACATCACCCGATCCAGCGGCTCTTGATGACGCGGCGCGCGTGTTTCGGGATTCCAGAAACACTGAGGCCACCGCTAGGGGTGGCCTCGATGGGGAATTCGGTGTCAGTCGTTTGTGGATCCGGGGGCGACAGCCCCATCTGCCGTTCCAGCTCGCGCCAGTGGCGTTCCTCGAAACGGTCCAGTCCAGCGGCAGCAGCGGCGGCGCGGGCATAGACGTAGCAGTCCAGGGCCTCGTTACGCTCGCGGGTCTTCTGCCACTCCCGCACCGGGAAGCCGTTGCGGTTGCGGCGGGTGATCAATTGCTCGGCACAGAGTTGCTGGATGAATTCGGCGTCCACCTTCGGCAGATGCACGAAACCTGCGGGATAGATGGCCGTGACACCGTCCTCATCCACCTCGGCGGCTTTGCGCAATGCGTTGTAGAACTCCAGCTTTGCGATGCCCACCGCCACCGAATAGACCTTGATGCCCCGGCGCAGCTTCTTGCCGGCCTGGGTCACGTCCACCGCTGTGGGTGTGCCGATCAACGCGGCCCCACGTGGTACGCCCTTCACCGCCATCAGCCGGTGATCCTTCGCCGCGCGCACAAAGGCATAGGCCTCTTGCGTGGCGAAGCCGGTATCCAGTGCGAACCGGGCCAGTGGCAGTCGCGCGCCAGAGGCGTGCGTCCAGGTTTCGGTCAGTATCTGGGCCAACTGACGCCAGACCGTGTCCCGCGCCGTATCGCCCATCAGCACCCGGTGCTCGATGAGCCACGCTTCCTTGCCGCGTCCGAATCCCCAAATGGAGGCCTCGATGCGATCCTTCTGCACGTCGGCCCCGCCGACCAGCAGCAGGCCGCCGGCAGGAATGGAGCCGATGCGGTAATCCTCGCGCCGCTCCAGCAGCCGCTGCCAGTCGGGCGCCTCGCCTTCCTCTATCCAGGTTTCGCCCAGTTCGGTGTTCTTGAAGGTCTTGATGGCGCTGGCCGATCCGGATTCCTTGTTCACGGAGGACTCCCAGGCAGCGGCGATGTCGCGCCAGGAGCGCCAGCCGATCGGGCTGTAGAGCGACGACAGGTGGAATCCAGCCGTCTTTCCATTACTTGTTCCCATCGCGCGCCACTCGCCCGCCGACAGCATCGCGGTCTTGTGATGTTCGGCGATGGCGGTGTCGCAGATCTCGCAGACGTAGGCCGCCGTCTCCGGCTGATGCTTGTCCCAGCGTAGTTGCTCGAAGCGCAACCACTGGCGGTGGCCACAGTGCGGACAGGGCACGAAGTAGCGGCGCTGGTCGGATGCCTCGTACTCACGCTCGATGGCCGACACCCCGGCGATGGTCGGCGTCGAGACAATAAAAATCTTGCGCCGCGCGAAGGTGCGGGTGCGGGCTTCGGCCAGCGAAATCGCGTCACCCTCGCCATCGACGTCCAGGGGATAACCATCCACCTCGTCGAGGAAGAGATAGCGCACCGGCATGCTTCGCAATCCGACGGCGCTGTTCGCTCCGGTCATCACCAGCACGCCGCCCCTGAATTCCTTGGCCAGGATGGTGTTGCCCGAGTCGCGGCTGCGGGCCGGCGAGATCAACTCCTTCAGGGTCGGCGACTCCTCGATCAGCGGGTCGATGCGCTGTTTGGAGTTGCGCTTGGCCATCTCCACCGTCGGCGACACTGCCATCATCGGACCGGGCGCGTGGTGGATCACATAGCCGATCCAGTTATTGCCGCATTCGGTTTTGCCCAGTTGTCCGCCGGCCATGAACACGATGCGTTCGACGGGCGAGGTCGGCGACAGACAGTCCATGATCTCCTTCAGATACGGCGTGCGGCTGGTCCGCCAGCGGCCCGGTTCCGAGGAGGATTTGCTCGACAGCACCCGGTGCCGGTCGGCCCATTCCGACAGGGTCAGCATCGGATCCGGGGTCAGCCCCTCGCGCCAGGCGCGTTCGATCTCGATGCCGCCTTCGTAATCCATCAATCCACCTTCGGGCGCAGTTCGCCCAGTTCCATCAGGTGCGTGCGTACCGCCGCATCCAGTGCGATGTGCAGGGCGTGGGCGTCCATGCCAAGCGTGGCCGCCATCTGCGCCGACACCCGCGCCGGCCAGTTGAGCCAGGCGTCACGTTCATTGCGCGCCAGCTGATAAACATGGGCGATGGCCTGGGAGCGGTCAACCAGGTCGCCCTTGAGCCGGGCCAGGCGCACCTTGTTGGTCTGCGCCTTGACCACCTCGTTTACGGTGCGCGCCTGCAGCAACGAGGTGCCGCCGGTGCCCAAACTGGTTGTTTGCGGCTCGGATGCTGCAGGCGCTTCCTTGACGGTGATGGTCTCGGCCCGGCGCTGGGTGCCCTGTGCTGGCGCCTCGGTGTTCTTGTTCCACTCCCGATCTACCTTGTCCGGATCCAGGGTGCCATCCGCTTCGGGCGTGATGCGGCCAGCGCGAACTGCCTTGTGAACGGCGGTGTCGGACACCCCCCGATGGCGGGCGTAGGCGCGAATCGAGAGACCCATGGAATCCAGCTAAAAATTGATGGTTTTGTTCGAGATAAAGCTTGGCTTGTCTCTGGCACAGCGCGTTCATGACCACA